TTTTCAACGGTTGAATTAGTGGAAACCGGCGTTGCTGGTAAAGGTGAATTCAACGGTGCTACTGCTGATTGTGGTTCTGAAACAACTGGCGGTGGATTTTCAACGGTTGAATTAGTGGAAACCGGCGTTGCTGGTAAAGGTGAATTCAACGGTGCTACTGCTGATTGTGGTTCTGAAACAGCTGGTGGCGGTTGAATTGACGAATCAACGGGAACAGAATCCTGGGGTGGAACCGGCGGAGGCATTGTTGTATCATTTTGTAATGATTTTTCAGAGAGAGAATTTTCAACAGGTGGGTTGAATGAAATAGAACTGTCTTGTATATTTGATTGATTTGAAGGCTTAAAACGATTGCTATTTATGTTTGGCATTTTTATTTTGTCATTTAGTAATAAATTTCCATTCAAGATCATATTATTTTCTTTTTGTTCTGAATATTTATTGCCAAATGTATTGTTATTATCATTTTTGTCAACAAAAGAAACATTTTTAAATTGAGCATTGACTAATTCGCCATAACGATTTTCATACATTTTTTCATATAACAAAAGAGCTTCTATGAAATTTTTTTCACAGTTAGTATACATTTGAACAATGCAGCTTTGTACTTGTTTTTGTTTTTCAGAAAGTTTTTTCATATCTAGTTCAGGATGAATAGTGTATTCCACTTCAACAGAACCGTCTTCTTCTCCATCTTTGACGTTTTTCATAAACATTGATTTAAGAATAAATAACAATTGCTTCTTGTATGATCTTGTTCCATGCTGTATTTCTTCAATTTTAGAAAGATATTTTTGGAATAATATATCATTTTTAGATACCAACAAATCTTCAAAATAGTCGTTATTTTTACATCGCGGTAAATTATGAAAATCCAATAATTCAATATCTGCAAATGTTGTTACATTAGATGGCTTTTTCTTTTTACCTGTAAATATTTGAAAAAACAAGTTTACATCCTTCTTGTATTGTTCTTCCATCTCTTTTGAACGCCCGGACCATTCCGATGTTTCTTCGTCATACAAATCAAAATATAGGTTGTCCAACTCTTTGATACCAATTTCATTCGATAATTTCATAACACCTTCGTCATTTTCTGGTATGTTCATTGAGCACAGTTCTTCACCAGGATTCAAGACAAGGTAATCACTATTGTCATCTTGCTGTTCCAGTTTATTTTTCAATATAAATAGACGTCTCTTTACCAACGACAATGGATTTTCAAGATGATATAGTTTCAGTTTATTTGTGGCAGCATCAATCATCTTTAAATCATCATAATCTTTAAGATAGAAATAAGCATCTTCGCCATTTTCATCTTTGTATGTGTATTGCGGATCAACTACAGAAACAATGCTACTGAATAAAGTGAATATTCGAACATAGAATTTGGAAATAATTAAGAGAGCTTCTTTTTTTTCTTCTTCATTCTCCAATAAAGGTTTCATCTTATCAAGTTCCGAGAAATAGACAAGTTCACCATGGCTAGTATTTTTAGTCTTCGTATTTGTATTCACAATTCTTTCTTTTAAAGATGCTATATCTAAATTTGTCAATTTTTCATCGAGGATACGACACGTCAAGATAACGAAATTATCTCTATATTTACTATCAGAAAATCGTAACATGTCCACAATATTTTGTTTGAATATGTAAGTTGATGCAATTTCATCAATGACTTTCAACAAACTTTCATTATTTGTAGCATTAATATGATTGTTGCTAACATTATCAACGTTATTACGAACATTATCAATATTATAAGAGAGAGAATTTCCCATTATATATTATATATTATATTTTGAAATTATAATAAAATTGAAATAAATAATATTCATATTATAAAATAACATCCTTTGTTGAAAAATGTCCGACAAAAAAAATCTAAAAAAAACAGTCAAAACAAAGAAGAATAAAAAGTATAAGAAGAGCAATTTGTGGAACTTAATTGATGACGAAGAAGAAAAATCATCTCAGAAGATGGAAATAATTTATGAAAAAGACAATATTATTGAAACAAACATGTGTCAAAGTTGTCAAGATCCTCTCTATTATACTGATTCTGGATTCCTCTTGTGCTCAAATAATAAATGTGGACGGCTATACAAAGATATGATTGATTTTGGCGCCGAATGGAGATACTATGGTGCGGAAGACAATAATATGTCAGACCCAACACGCTGTGGCATGCCTATCAATCCACTACTAATAGAATCATCTTTTGGCTGTAAAGTCATGTGCGGCAAGTCTTCTTCTTATGAAATGCGCAAAATCAAAAGGTATACCGAGTGGCAAAGCATGCCATACAAGGAAAAATCTAAATATGATGACTTTCAAATGATAACGCTTATTGCCAAAAATTCGGGTATTCCTAAAATTATCATTGACGAGGCAATACGCTATTACAATAAATTGTCTGATGCAAAAACGTTCCGTGGACTCAATCGTGATGGAATACTCGCCGCGTCCATATATATTTCATTTAGTAAAAACAAAAATCCAAGAACGCCCAAAGAGATTGCAACAATATTCTATTTGGACAATACAAGTGCAACAAAAGGTTGTAAAAATGCAATGAATATACTAAATGAATTAGAAATGCAAGGTGAAGAAGATGAACAAACAATTATGACTAAGACAACACCATGTACTTTTATTGAGCGGTATTGTAGTAAACTTAATGTAAATCATGAATTAACCAAATTATGCTTGTTTATCGGACAAAATGTAAAGCATCGCAACCTCATACCGGAAAACACACCTCATTCAATTGCAGCAGGAATAATATATTATGTTTCTCTAAATTGTAATTTGAATATTTCAAAAAAGGATATTCACCATACAAGTCAAATAAGTGAAGTTACTATAAACAAGTGTTATAAAAAACTTGAAAACTATAGTCAGTATTTAATCCCCAAGACAATTATAGAAAAATATAATATGTAACTAGTATAAATTATTGAAAAATGACATTAACTGAATCTACCATAAAAATTGCGTTCATTGTCCCTTACCGGGATCGCGAAGAGCACAAACACTTCTTTGAAAAATACATGAAATATATTTTGGAAGACTATGACCCATCAACTTATGATATATTATACATTCATCAAGAGAATGAATTACCATTTAACCGCGGAGCGATGAAAAATATAGGCTTCTTGTATTTAAAACACACATATCCAGAACACTACAAAGAAATTACTTTAGTATTTCATGATATAGATACAGTGCCATATATCAAAAACTTGCTTGATTATGAGACAACGAAAGGAGTAATAAAACATTTTTTTGGGTTTCAATTCGCATTGGGTGGTATTTTTTCAATAAAAGGTTCAGATTTTGAAAAAATAGACGGATTCCCAAACTATTGGCAATGGGGATTTGAAGATAATGTTATACAAAAACGTGTCCTTGATGAGAAACTAGAGATTGATAGATCTTGTTTTTATAAGATTGGAACTCACAAGATTTTGCATTTTTGCGATGCAATTCAGAAAACTCTTAATCGCAATGTTTTGCAAAATCAATTCGACAAGAAATACAAAGAAGAAGACGGACTTTCAAAATTGCAAAATGTAAAATTTAAAAGAGAAGATAGCATGGTTCATGTTACAAATTTTGATACATTCTATAGTTACAAACAAGAAGAATTAATCAATTTTCCGGTAACAAATGGTAGCAAAATAACAAATCCAAAAAATCAAAGACAAACCAAAACGTTATTATTCGTTTGAGATTATCTTTTTGTTGATATTTCATTCATGTTTTCTCGTATTGCCTTGAAAATTTTCTGGTTTGTTGTAATATTTTTATTTTCTGGATTGTTGTTAACTCCATTGTAATCCAAAATAATTTTCTCCACATCATTTTTATACTCTTTCAGTTTTTCCAAAATAATTTCTTCTGAATAATCCGTTTGCCGTTTTATGAGACTTATGAATTCTTTTTTTGGTTCTGCCATTTTAATAAGTATTTGCGCTTTGTTTAAATTTATATTGAGCTAAATTATTTTTATTCTTTATCTTTGTATTATATATAATGTTCTTAGAGTCATTTTGTCCACCAGCTATTGTTTACTTGGTTTTTTCAACTGTTCATGTGTTAATGTCTATTTTTGATGGAGACAAAAAAGGGGCATTTTTACAAGCTTTGATGGGAATACTGATAACATTGCTTTTACAGTTTTTGTGTATGAATGGATTGTCTATTTTATCGTGGATTATTGCATTTTTACCACTGATATTTTACACTTACATGGTAATTTTGCTGTATAGTATATTCGGAAAAGGAGAAAAAGACAAATAAAAATTATAAAACTATGAATTATCAATTAAAGATTTCATTAAATACTATATATTGTCCATCAATGAAATCGTCAACAAAGTTGAATAACAACTGGAGTTTCTACTTACACTTACATGACACCAGTGACTGGAGCCTTGAAAGTTACATCAAAATACTGGAGTTTGACGACGTTGAGAACGCAATATTATTGAATGATGAAATAAATTATGATTTAATTAAAAAATCAATGATTTTTGTTATGAAAGACAATGTTAAACCAATGTGGGAAGATGAAAATAACAAAAATGGCGGTTGTTTTTCATTCAAGATTGCCAACAAGGATGTTGAAAAAATATGGAAAGAAGTGTATTATAGATTGATCGGACAATCATTAACAAGAGAGCAATGTGATTACGAAAAAATAAACGGAATTACATTGTCCCCCAAAAAGAAATTTTGTATCTTAAAAATATGGATGAAAGATTGCACGCTAGATGATCCCAACATTTTTGTTAAAGTCAATAACTTGAAATGTGATGGATGTCTTTTCAAAAAGCACTGTCTGGAATATTAATGAGACACTGTGGTTTTTGTTTTTTCATTTTTGCAGGTAATTGAGAAAACTGATTATTCAAATATTGGGTCAAATTATTATATTTTTGAATTTTATATTTTTTCTTGTTATAATAACTTTTACGTTTATTGAACTGTCGTTGAAAAATGTCATGCTTATCAACAATGTCAATAACAAGTGGGCGTTTGTGTTTACTCCGCAATATTCTACCAACACTTTGACATACATCGGTTTTAGGTGTAGCCATGCACAATGTTGTTAGCGTTTTGATATCAAGTCCTTCGGATGCCATTGCATAAGTTGCGATTATTATCTTTTTGGTTTCACTTTCTTTCAATTGTTCTTCTTTCATGCCACCAATATACAATCCAACGCTTTCTTCAAACACTTTTGTTTTGTGAAAAAGTTCATCAATCAAACTTTTGTTATGTGCTAATATCATTATTTGTTGATCATAATTGTCTTTTAATTCATATTGAATAACATTCAAAATCATACTTGTTCGGTTTTCATTGGAACATATTTTTGTTATCATCTTGCTGTATTGAGGATTCCCTTTAAAATCTGTCTCGACGTTATTATATTCACTATTATCAGGATCTTCAAAATAAAGAGCTTTAATGAGAACTTCTTCTTGACTTTCACTTTTTTCCTTGTGAACAACCGGTCCAATAAACCATTTAAATACTTTTGTAAGCCCGTCTTTTCTTGTCATTGTTCCACTTAGTCCAAGTATATAATTTGTATTAATACGAATCATTACTTGCGAAAATACTTCTGCTCCTAAATGGTGACACTCGTCGTAAACAGTTAATCCAAACTGATTTATAACATCTTCTGAAAATTCTTTGTTTGATAATGTTTGTAACATACCTATAACAATATCTTTGCCTTCTATATCAATGGTTTTACCTTGAATAAAACCGACTTTTGCGTTTGGTAAAAATTGGTCAATGCGTTCTTTCCATTGATTTACCAAAAACGTTTTGTGAACAACGACTAAGGTTTGTTTACCAATTCTAGAAATAATATTTAATGCCATTACGGTTTTTCCTTTTCCCGGTTCGACATCCAACAATCCACCGCCACTTGTAGATATATGTTTCATATACTTGTTAATAATAGAAGTTTGATAGTCAAACAAATTACCATGAAAATCAATATTTACATCATTTCCTTTGGAAATATTAATTTTAGAAACTTCTCCAAATTTTTCTATTCCGAAATATCTTGGTAAATACATTTTATTTGTTGATTCGCGATAAACCGGATATGATACTGAGCAGTTATAACCAGGCATTCCAGAATTCGGCTTCACAGTCAATTCATTTCTTAGTTCATACATTTCGGTCTGACTAAGAGTATTTTTTTGAATACTGTACCCCTTTTTCCCAATATAATACTTTGATTTCTCATCTTCTGCCATTTTGAAATAGAGTTCACACTTTATTATAGGTTTATTTTTTTATATATTCTCAATATATAAAAGAAATGAAAGTTTTAAAAACAGCCAAAAAAATGATTAATGTTGACCTAATCGTTGCCGTTTTATTAGCAACTCTCATTATTTTTGAGTTAAAAGTAGAAGAAGATATTAGACAGTTTATGAATTCTGCACTAGGACTTCTTGTTTGTTCTATTGGTATTATGTTGATGTTTATTTATTTGAACCCCCTCGTTGCTCTTTTATTTTTAGTATACTTTTACGAAAATGTAAAACACGACAATTTGCAGTCGGGTATGTTTGATAAGTATACCAACAAAAATGTTTTGGATACCCTCATGAAATCAAACAAAATTACACAAAAAAAACAAGATGTTGTTGAGATTGAAACAATCAAAAAAATGGCGCCAATCATCCAAAAACGCGAGAAGGCTGTTTCATTTAAACCAAATCATTACAATAAAGTTTCTTACAAAAGTGTTTAATCGTCAATTTTAGCTTCTTCACCGTCTGCTCCATTACTATAAGACGAGTTACTGTACATATAATTCAGTCCTTGAAGTAAGCAGTATGAACTAAGTAAACCTATAGGTGAAAATGCCTCTTCAGGTTTTAACTGGAAACTTAATCTTATAGAAGATAGTAACACATACAAAAGCCCGAAAGCTACAAGAAACACAATAATATTGTAATCCCGTTTATGTATCATAAATCCTGGGAAAACCACATTCACTAGTTCATTAATGAGTTTATTTGAATCCGGTTCGTTGTATTTCTGGGCAATTCGCAAAATGAGTGCAAATACCATCGCAATTCCAAATATTACGTATACAACTGTAATAAAATCATTCGTTTCACTTTGCGGAAAGAATAAAATCAATCCAACAACGAACAATGTTAAATATAATCCATTGAGAGATGATTTCATTAATGTGTCCTGAACCGAAGGTTCATTATCCTTCACGTAGCTCAGTATACGGGTTATGATAAGCAAAAGAATTAAAATTGCTCCAATTAAATAACTCAAACCAATAAAAATATTAATGGAGTTTCCAAAATCCAAAATATTACCCATTGGTATAAGCTCAAAAGATGGTGTTTTAAGATTTACTATTTCCGTTTCACTATCACCATACGGAGAACATTCAATGACAATATTATTATCTTGTGCGCTTGCCATTTGATATAATATATATATATAAATTATATACATTATATTATTTACATGTTAGAAGAAACCAAAGGAGAAATCTCTGAACATAATGATGTATTTTTTGACTTATACAGAATTAACATTGCTTGTTACTACAATTCTAAAACAATACTAAAGTTATTGAATGAGACAACAAATATTTCAAGAAATGTAAACGAAGTCCTTCAAACTTACGAGGAAAATAGTAATAGAATTAAAGAATTTGATAATAAAACTTACAATGATCACATTATATTTATAAAATCAGTGTTATCTAGATTATTCCAAAAGGAAAAACAGAAAGACTCATTTTTCAAGAGTTTTCATCATGGAATAGGAAAATTTTCATCATGGAGTTCTCATACAGGTCAAGACTTAAAGTCATATATTGAAGACAAGTATAAAAATTTTCCAACCATTGAAGAAATTTCATCTTATATTCCAATTCCAACAGAAAAAAAAATGCATAAAACACTTGAAACAGTAGAACAAGGAATGCGTGATACAGTCGACAAAAAAATATTATCGCCAGGAAAAAGGAGATTGGAAAGGAGAGCAGAAAACAAAAGGATTGAATCAGTCTTCAATACTTTTGTAGATAATATTTCTAAAAAAATATTTTATGAATAGAACTAAGACAATCATCTGGATCAACTACTTCTTAATGTATGTTTATCAGAGTTGTATTTTTTATTTGCTCCGAATAGCAATATCTAAAACATCATCTTCACCGTCATCTTCTTCCTCCTCCTCCTCTTCTTCTTCCTCCTCCTCCTCCTCCTCTTCTTCTTCGCCAACTTCTTCTTCATCATCTTCTTCGTCTTCATAACCCTCTAAAATTGTAAAGGGTTCTTTAAAATCTTCAAGTTTTTCATTGAATGCTTTTAGCATTTTCTCAACATATTCGCTATCAGACTCGTTTGTTTGATTTAATTCTCTGAATAGGAACATAATGTCTTTCATATTCTTTACACTCACATTTTTTAAATTATCGGGGTCTAATTTTTTAATATTAATCACGGGTTCCACAAATTTATCATAAAACCTGTTACCATCTTCATCACCGTTTTCTGGCTTATAATCTGCGTTTTGAATAATAAAGTTAACAAAACGTTTAAGGATTATTTCGTCTGAACTGAATCCCTCACGTCTATTCATCAACAGTGCGCGGAGGTATATCAACAAGTTTACAGTTAATAATGGTACTAACAAAACTATAACCATGTTATTTGTTTTCATGTATACAATTGCCGATATCACTAAAAACAAAAACAATGATTCATTATCTTGCTTATTGATAAGTACAAACAAATTTATCACCGCTAATACTAAAACTGCGTATAAAGTAACTGTCGATTTCGCGGATTTGGCGCCCACTTTTTTGACATTTTTCAACATTTTCATGAGATCCTTTTGAATTTTACTTCTGACCATCTATAATATAGATATATACAAAATTTTCTTCATATTCATAAAATACATTCGTACAATATATCAATTTCATTTTGTAAATATACGTCGTCTTCATTCACCATTTGCTGATGTTCTAGATAAGTCAAAATATTCGAAACAACAATTTTTTTTTCGTTACTCAAAATTTGTTTTTTCAACAAGTCTTGTATCATTTTCAATTTGTTATTGTCTTTCATATTGGTTTTTGATTCTTCCATAGTGTTGTTATTATATGCTCGTATTTTAAATCAAGGATTTAGATATAAAAAAATCTTGCCCTATATTATTTAGAAGACCCGTTCTGTCAAAATGTCTAAAATAAACAATGAGCCACTTCTTACCGAGGATGATAACAGATTTGTAATGTTTCCAATTCAAGACGACTCAATTTGGAAAATGTACAAGAAACAAATGGATTGTTTTTGGAGGGCGGAAGAAATAGACCTTTCTAAAGATCTTGAACATTGGAATAATCTTACAGATAATGAGAGACACTTCATACAAATGGTTTTGGCTTTCTTTGCTGCATCTGACGGGATTGTTTTGGAAAATCTTGGTGTAAGATTTATGACAGAAGTTCAATTAGCTGAAGCGCGGGCATTTTACGGGTTTCAGATTGCAATGGAAAATATTCATTCTGAAACCTACAGTTTGTTGATTGATACTTACATTAAAAATAAAGCAGAAAAAGACAAACTATTCAATGCAATCAACGAGTTTGAATGTATTGAAAAAAAAGCTAAATGGGCTACAAAATGGATTGATGACAAACGGTCAAGTTTTGCTACTCGCTTGGTTGCGTTTGCATGTGTAGAGGGTATATTTTTCAGTGGAAGTTTTTGTTCTATTTTTTGGCTAAAGAAACGTGGCTTGATGCCAGGGTTGACATTCAGCAATGAACTCATTTCGAGAGATGAAGCGCTTCATACAGAATTTGCGGTTCTACTTTACAATAAACTAGAAAAGAAACTCCCCAAGAAGAAGATCAAGGAGATTATTAGCGAGGCGGTTGAAATTGAAAAGGAGTTTATTTGCGACGCGCTTCCGTGCCGCCTACTCGGAATGAACTCTAATATGATGGGACAATACATTGAATTTATGGGAGATCGCCTTGCGGTTCAACTTGGAAACGAAAAAATTTACAATGTTGCAAATCCGTTTGACTTTATGGAGATGATTTCTCTGGAAAGAAAAACTAACTTCTTTGAATCGCGTGTCAGTGATTATGCATTAGCAACGAAAAGTGGTAAAAGCGATGCATTTGAAATGAGTTCATTTGATTTTTAATAGTGTTTTTCAAATTCATAATCTAAAATCAAATCCATTTTTCCTCTGTATCCAGATAAAAATTGAAGAAACAAAAATATTATAGCTGTTTGAACAACTGAATCAAATGTAGTGTAAGGTTTGAAATTTTTATTTATTTTTGAACTCAATGAAGGTATAATCAATAAAGTCCTTCTGATGTAGAACAGCGTAATCAAGATGAGAAATGATTCTAGCATGGTTATGGTACAGAGAATGAAAAATCCTAAATAAGATTTGTCTTGATTTTTATTGGTCTTGTGCTTGTCCAGAAGATGGCGGTATGTCTTTTGGAAAAAATACTTGTTGGAAAAATAGGCTAAAATAGTAATCAAAACAAATCCAATAAAGTTATATTGAAATATTTCTAGTATTTTGAGTTTACGTATCGTATCAAATGCAATTAGTTTTTGAATTCTGTTTTCAATGCCTGGAGTCATTGTATATATATATAAACTGAAAAATATATACTTAAAGGTTCTTTCATTTATAAGTATATATTTTTGTTATGAATAATGAGCAATATGTCGTCATGATCAAGACTGTTCAGATAGCACCATTTCGAACTCTTATGGTTGCACTGAAAGATATATTATTGGAAACAAATATAACATTTCAAAAAGATGGAATCCGGATTATAAATATGGACAAGTCACAGACGATTTTGGTTCATATGCACTTACAAGCAGAAAACTTTGAATACTATCAGTGCAACAAAGAAAAAATCATTGTTGGTGTCAACATGTTGCATTTGTTCAAATTAATTAACTCTATTGATAATGAAGAAACTCTTAGCATTTATATTGAGGAAAAAGATTACAATGATGGAATTGTAGAATATTTAAATTTAAAATTTGAAAACAAACACATCAAGCAATGCAAAATTCAAAAGTTGAAGCTTATTGAAGCGGAACAAGATGAACTTACCGTTCCGGATGTTGCGTTTAGTTCTATTATTAATATGCCGTCAGGTGACTTCCAAAAGATTATTCGCGACCTGAATAATATTTCAGAGCGCCTCGAGATCAAGTCTGTGAATAATCAATTGATCTTCAAATGTGATGGTCCATTCGCAAATGCTGAAATTATACGCTCTGAAAGTGATGGTATGGGATTTATTCAAAAAAATAATAGTATTATTCAAGGCGAATTCTCATTAAAAAATCTAAATTATTTTATTAAGTGTACAAATCTTTGCAATCAAATTGAGATATATCTTGCAAATGATTTGCCCCTTATTGTAAAATATAATGTTGCATCTTTGGGAGCAATTAAACTAGGACTAGCTCCAATACCAAACATTACTTAACGCATAGTTTATTGATAACAGTTTTGTGTCTTATGAATTATCGCCAAAATATATTTGTAAATATGATGATATTTGTTCTTCCGACGGAAAAGTTTTGTTTTCTTCAAAATGACCAATAGATAGTTTTACATATCTATATAGTTCCTCATAAAAAGGCATTATAAATTGACGATTTATATTGTGTTCTGGGACATAGAAACTCTCTTTCAAAAGTTTTATGTAACTTTTTAAATTTTTAGAACCACAAACGTGATGGTCTTTGATGTAATTGTCGTTTATTTCCACGAATTCACTACAAGACGGTATAATTGTATTCGAAAAATGTGAACAATCTGCATCCCAATTCATTTTTTCATAATTCATTTTTAACAGAAGAGCATGATACAAATATAATGGTTTTTCGTTGTGATTCATTTTGTTATATATTTCATATAAAGCAGAAATACTAACATTATCTGTATTTTCAAGTAAATGATTCCAAATATTTTTGAACAGTTTTTTTATTTCGGATTGATTTTTGTTTTCACACATTTTACCAATACAACGAAATACTTTTTCAACCTGGTTTGATTCAAAGCAGATAATAAATGTTTCAAAATTGTAAACTTCTGAAGAACTTCTCCGTTCAATATCTGTAAATTTTGTCAATACATTCTCCGAATGAAAATTGTTGTATTGTTCTCGTTTACTTTCCTTTACATAAAATGGTGGCAGATTGAATGCGCTTTTTAAGTAGCTAATTATACGACCTTTTTTGGCGTTTGATAAAATTACTGCTATTGACTCCAAGTGATAAATAGATTCTGGCGTGTTTCTGTTTTTGATAAATAAATTGTATAATTTCCATACATATACAGGAATGAGTGGATGATCATGAATATTAACTTCTTCCGACAACATTACAAGTAGACGATTTGCCGCATTTGTTCTTTGGGCTTTACCAAACTGATTAATTACTTTCTGTGTTAGTGTATTTTGTTTGTTTTGTAAACGAAAAAACATACACTGATTTTCATCTGCATTTTCAAGGAATAGTAAAGTATTTATTTCGCGTAAACACTTTATTGCTTTTTCAATTTCACTGCGTCTTATGTATTTTTGTAGAGCACTTTTGAGTAAAGATAAAGATATTCCATTTTCTGTTTTTCCATATCCACGACCAATCACATATTTCGAATAATCTTTCCATGTTTCCATTTCAGTTGACATTTTATTGATTTTGGTTAGTTTACAAAAATAAAAACATTCAAGTTCAATTTTATTACAACTCTTCTTTTATGCTCAAAAGATTATCTATATAATTTTGAAAATACACCTTACTGATTCTATATTCAGATTTTGTTGTCGATACATATTTTTTGTAGTTTGTATTCAAATTATCTTCAATGTTAATGTTATTCTTTTTTATAAATAAATCTATTTCCTTTTGTTTATCCCACAATTTGCATTTGACTCCATTTATTATTTTGTTGTCAATAATTTCATATTGTGAATAAAAACACTGTATAATGAGCTTGATGAGAGGCTCATTCAGGTTGTTTTTTTTGTTTTTACCATGTTTGTTATACAAAAATAAAATTTCATTCAATTCAAGATTTGTTTCTTTTTTACAACTTTCAAAATTCTCATTCCAGAAAGTTTTAAAATCATCTACATATGGCAAATCAAAGCTATAATATCCATTCAAATTATTGTTGTTGTTTTCTTTATCATAATCACAATCTAGAAACGAAAATAAAGATGACAAAAATTCATTATAACTTGCGAAACTATGTACAAAAATATCCTTTTCATAAGTAAATTTCTTCCACAAAAATATTAATTGCTTTTGTTGTATAGACTGTTTATCTTCTTTGATAATGTGTTCTTCGGTGAATTGTTTAATTATTTTCTCCTTATCTACATCAAGATAGTGTATATTTTCTCTTATTTCACGTAAAACAATTTCAGAAATAAGATAAGTATCAATATTATTGTATCTATTATAGTAATAAATTGATACGACAATCATATTTATATATTGTTGCTCACTTATTTTAATGTTGTTGCTGTTAATTTTTGAACACGGAATAACATATTTTTTGAATTTTGTATTGTGATGATCTTGTGTAAATTTAAATTTAAAATAATTGAATAAATTGGTATTGCAAAAATAAATAGATATATTTTTGTTTAACTCGTTCAAAAAACTTTTCATATTTACACGAGTAAAAACAAGAAAATCATTGTTAGTCTTTTTCTGCAAAATAATTCGTCCAATAGTGATGAGGAAACATTTACTGTATGTTTTCTTATGAAAAAACGTGTCATTCAATAATGACAAAGTGCTCTGAATGGTATTTGAATCGGGAATTGATTCATAAATATTATTGTCTTTTATTTGCTTGATTATCTTGTTTTTAAAACTGTTTTTTTGATTTATATCAATTCCTGGAATATTATTACTAAGATATTCTAATACTAGAAACAATAAATTGTCTTCATTCATAGAGACAAAATTATCGCCAATGTAATTATAATAAAGTTGACTTGTTTTATTGTAGTAAATGCTATGATTTCTCTCAAAATTCTGTAAAATTTCTTGTTCTGTTATTTTTAATTTAGAACTTTGAAGCCTCTCGTGATACTTTTTAAGTAGCATTGTAAATTCTTCGTTTTCTTTATCACAAGCAATAACCTTTTTTATTTTTTCAAATAGCTGATCAATTTCTGAAAAATTAGACATACATAAGTAATATTCTAAAATATTTAAATAGAATATTCATAAAATATATTATGAACTCAGTAAATCAGGAATATAATGAAAATATTGTTTCAGATTCTGGACAAGATAATCAAAACCCTTTGTCCAATCAAACACTTCTGTTCAATAATATTAATACTAAAATAAGTGATTATACGGCAGACGATATATTTGCATTATTGGAAATAAAAATAGATGATCATGAGAATTACGAATCACTTAAGATAGATGCAAACGAAAAAATTAACAAATATGTTGAATTTTTCGAAAAAAGTAACAATTTCAAATTAGTTGATTTTTTCAAAGAAATCAGGAGTTCTCTTTTCGGGGATGAAAACGCAAATAATAATATGACTGAAGCCCAAAAACTATTAGAAATTTATACAGAGCGTGATGAAAATATCAAAAATTCTCAAAATATGAAAATCATAGAAAACAATATTAATGTTTTTCGAGAGACGGTTACAAAGTTATTGACAGTTGATACACGATTTCGCTCAAATTATTTGGCTTCTACTTCAACCGATTTTGATATTAATTTGCCTTATATTATCAATAATGTCACAGAACTGCGACTTTCCGACGTAGAGTTTCCTGCTACATTCTATCCTTTTCAGGAAGAATTTGAAAATAATTACATGTGGTTGAAATATACGTTTAATTATAGTACAAATGCGAATATTTCTTATGAAAAATATATTTATTTCTATATTACTCCAGGCAATTACTACCAAGACACATTGATAACAAATATGCAAACTGTGATTGATACAGAGGGATTACCATTAACAATAAGTCACGATCTAGATTTTGATAATGATGGTGGAGTGGGAGACGGCACTGGAACACTGACAATAGAATACAGTGGAGATACTACAAACTCCATAGTCATAACTGACCTAGAACTAAATTTCAGAGCATCTAAAATATTAGAAGGAGATTACAATTACAATGCTTCACACATTATCGATTCCGACGATGATAAAATAGAAAAGTATTATAATGTAGATTCATCAATTAGTCATTATCAGCGAATGGGGTGGATGCTTGGATTTCGTGATTCACTATATACTGGCTCAACATCTTATACAAGTGAGGGGCAATTAGACGTTATTGGTCCTCGTTATGTTTACTTACTAGTCGATGACTTTAATACTTCATCCAACGTAAACTTTTTCTCGAATAGTGAAACAAGCCTATTGAGTGATAATATTTTAGGCAGAATATCATTGAAAGCTGGTGCGTTCAGTGTCCAATCGCAAAATGATTTTACTGTTTATGGCGAACCACGATATTTTTTCGGTCCAGTCAATATTGATAGATTGCATGTAAAGGTTATTGACGAATTTGGACGCACTGTTAATTTGAACGGAATGGATTTCTCTTTTTCAATTCAAATGACAGTCAAACATAATGTTTCAACAACATCTTAATTTTTCTTTCAGCAATATTGTGATGTTTTTGTCTTTATAATACATTTTGTAATCAGTATATTTTTTAAGATGGTATAATATTTTGTCTTCACTTTCACAGTTCATGTTTAAATTATTCCATGGTAATTCTCTTTTTCCAAACAAATAACATACAATATAAAAACAAGAAACAATATCATCTTTTTTACGATAATTGTATTTTTCAAGATGTGTGTTGTAACTTGAAAATAAAATACTTCCAATTCTTGTATTGTAAACTTTATCGCTTATTTTTGTAGAAAAACCCAAATCAATTAAACAAATTTCATTGTTTTTTACCAAAATATTGTCGGGCTTTAAATCGCGATGCACATATCCACAGTTGTGTAATTTTGACACTACAGTTGTCAGTTTTTCAAAGACAAACAGTGGTGTAAATTGCGATGGTTTATTTTCTTTACCTTGCTTCACATAAGTTTCCAAATTACACGATATATAATCCATAACAATATAGTTACGTTTATCAATAACTCCAAATGATTTAATATTGATAAAACTCGTAGAATCTTTCTTCAAAAGAGTCAAATAAACATTGATTTCGTTTTGAATCAGCATTTTGGAATGTTCGTCATGGTCAAATTTGATTGCAACAAAATTGTCTTTTGAATGATGTTTCGCTTTGTAAACATTTGAGAAAGAACCTGATCCAATTTGTTCTATCAGTTTATATTTGTTTTGAATCAACATGATAAATAAAAGACAAACCTTACTGTATATATGTTAAAAATACATAAAGCTTTAAACCTATATACATATAACATGGAAGAAATCCAGAACTTTAAGACTCATACAAATAACAATTTTGAGTTAAGTGATTTTCAAACTGAAGCATGTTTGTCGATTGTTAAAGACAAACATGTTTTGGTAACGGCACATACAGGGTCTGGTAAAACATTACCAGCCGAATTTTCTATATATTACAATATCAAGGTCAAAGGGAAAAAAGTAATCTATACTTCTCCAATCAAGGCATTGAGTAATCAAAAATACAAGGAATTTTCCGCGAAATTTCCTGATATTGAAGTCGGCATTTTAACTGGCGATATTAAACATAATCCAACTGCTGATTTATTGATTGTTACTACTGAAATTCTTCAGAATCATTGTTTCAAGACCAAAAATAAAGGGTTGTATTTGGATTTCAACATTGACTTGGAAAATGAACTGGGTAGTGTTGTGTTTGATGAAGTCCACTATATTGATGATGTTGACCGCGGAACAGTATGGGAACAGACCATTATTTTACTTCCGGATCACGTGCCTTTTGTGATGCTGTCTGCCACCATTGGAAAGAAAGAACACTTTGCAAATTGGATTTCTACGATTACAAACAAAGAAGTGACAATTTGTAGTAGTGACAAACGCGTTGTTCCTCTTGTATTTTATGAATTTTTTGCTTTGCCCGACAAATATATCAAGAATATCAAAGACAAAAAAAAGAAAGAGATGTTTATCAAAAAGACAAATTGTAAACTAAACAAGATTAAGGAAGGAAGTAATTATCACTACAATCATCTGTCACTTACCAAAAAATGTACCACTGAACTTACAAAGGACAAATTCCGAGTTCATGACAAATTTGTTATCAATGAATGTCTCGAACATTTGAAACATAATGACATGTTTCCTTGTTTACTATTTGTATTTTCAAGAAAGCAAGTTGAAAACATATCAAAACAGATTTTTGTGGATTTATTTTTACCAGATGAAAAAGATTACATGATCCGTCCAATTTTCACAAAGATGCTTGTTCATAAACTGGAAAACTGGAAAGAATATGTCAACCTACCCGAATGCGAATTTTATATTGAATTGTTGGAAAAAGGCATTGGTATTCATCATGCCGGAATGTTGCCAGTTTTCAGAGAGATTATTGAGATGATGTATGAGCAAAAATATATCAAAGTTCTGATTGCTACTGAAACCTTTGCAATTGGTTTGAATATGCCGACAAGAACTGTGATTTTTAATTCACTTTTTAAACATGATGGAAATCAAATGCGACTTCTTCAAAGCCACGAATTCATTCAGATGGCGGGTCGGGCTGGGCGACGCAATATTGATAAAATTGGACACGTCATTTTGCTGACGAATAATTATCAGCCACTGGGTGAGTCAGAATATTACTCTCTGTTTCACAATAAACCCAAAGTGTTGACTTCTAAGTTCCGAATTACATACAATTTGATTTTGAATTATCTTGAGAATCTGAACAAACGCGATTTTGTAGAAATGATTCAAAAATCTCTCATGAATACAGATATTGTGAATCAGATTCACCATTCGCAAAAAGAGATTATTTCTTTTCATGAAAAAATTTCCCAGTTTGATACTTTACTTGATACAAACACTATTGGTTTTTTTCAAAAATATGATTGCTTAAAGGACAAATACGCACTTGTAAGCAACAAAGAGAAAAAGAAGATTAAAAAAGAAATTCAAACAATTGAATCAGCTGACAATTTCTCTAAATATAATTCATATCAGAATTATAAAGAACTCGTAGAACTATTAAAAAAAGAAGAAAATATACTCAATTACGCGTCTACATACGTTGAAACGCAAATCAATGTGCTGTTTGATATTTTAAAAATGAATGGGTTTGTAAATGAACACATGGAAGCGACGCCGATGGGATTGAATGCATCATATATTCATGAACTGCCATGTTTAGTGTTCTGCGATCTATATGGTCATTGTGACAAATTTGAAAAATATAGCGAAACACAAATTGTTTGCTTGTTATCCGCGTTTTATGAATTAAAAGTTAAAGACGATTACAAAACACATTATCCAAACATTATGAAAAAAGAATTTGCTTTTATTGAAGAACGACTGAACTATTATAAAGACAAAGAACTTCCATCAGAGTTATACATTACAAACAAATTTAATATTCAATATGATTTGATTGGTTACATTGAAAAATGGTTCAATAATATTGAAACAATTGATGATACTCGCTTTTTCTTTCATCAGCTAACAAGTGAACTGGACATTTTTACAGGTGACTTCATCAAATGTTGTATGAAATTGGTTAATATGTGTAATGAATTGGTTGTGTTTGGTGAAAATGATAATAATTATTCATTCCTAGAAAAAATAAATAATATCCAGCGCAAGCTTCAAAAGAGTATTGTTTCTAACAAATCCATGTATGTTTGAGTTTTGTTGCGTGTTGGTTTATTTTGATAAAGTCGCAAATATTTCATCCACTTTTCCAATATAAAATGCCATTGCAACTGATTTTTCAATATCCTTATTCATGTTCCAAGCTTCCCACTTGGCGTGCGACTTTACACTGAATCTTGATGGCTCTTCTACATTGCAATTACCAATAGTTGCCTGTTTGTACATTCCATATAAATATAAAAGGTCCTTGTCACTTGGTGGTTTCACTAACGTTTTGACAAGCATACATGACATATTGAATTTATTTTCTAAATTACTTTTATCCATATTTATAGTCTCTTTTGTTTGTCTTTAAATAAATATTATTTGATTAAGATTCTTGTAAATAACGAATACTTTCAAATATTTCTCTGATGTTTTTATATTTTTCAAAATCTACATTTTTTCCACTAATTGTCGATTGATATAATGTTTTTACTGTTTCATATTGAGAATTTTCCTTAATATTTTCAATGTTCATTTTATCAAATTTATCAATAATAAGTTGAATTCTTTTAATAAAATACTTTTTATAAATCTCAGAAATGCCTTGAAATTGTGGAACCGGATTTTTATTGAATGATATTATCAATGCTTTCGTAAGAAATCTTTCTGAAAAAGACCAATTTAACTCATGCATTGTTTGCTGTTGTTCTTGAATAGCATATAAAATTTCTCTTTCGTTGGAATTTATACAAATATCCTTGTCATCATGAATGATGCGGATCTTCACACGCTTTTCTCCAAAAATTTCATCCAAACTACACTGAAACTGTTGTGCGAGTTCGTTCATAATACTTTATATGTTTACTCTTTTAATTTAAATTTGGTTGGATTCAATTTTATCTCAAATATAAATATTCACTTTTTCATTTTTTATTTTTTTTTATTTTTTTAGAATTTTGTTTTCCTTCTCCCCCCCCCCCTCCAAAAAGTTTTTATTTTCTGTTTTTACGGCTAATTTTTTTGTTCCTTTTTTATTTATGGTAACAAATCTTATATTTCTTCATTTGAATATCATTACCATATAAATAACATTTTTTTGTAAAAAAATAAAAAGGAACAAATTTGTTCCTTTTGGAACAAAAAAAGGAACAAAAAGGAACAAATTTGTTCCAAAAGGAACAAAAAAGGAACAAAAATCATTTAAAAATAATATTCACTATTTCATATATGAGTAAATATTATTGTAGTCACTGCGATTATGATGCGAAAGTGAAAGGAAATTTTGACAGACATTTGAAGACAAAAAAGCATCAAAAATTAGCCAAAATTAGCCCAAAATTAGCCGAAATTAGCCAAAAATTAGCCAAAATTAGCCCAAAATTAGCCGAAATTAGCCCAAATTCACCAGAAGATATTAAAACATATGAATGTAAATATTGCGACAAAAATTTTAAGCATCATTCGTCTTTGTGTAAACACATCAAATATACCTGTAAGAAAAATAAGGATGAAGATTTCCAAGAACTTGCACGCTTGTTGAATGAAAAGGATAAGCAGCTCGCATTAAAAGACAAACAAATGGATACACAACTTGCATTGAGAGATAAAAAAATGGAAATGATGCAGAAACAAATAGACAAATTAACAAATAAACTTCAGATTCAAAATATCAACCAAGGAAACATTCAAAACACCAACAACACTATTAATATTCAAGTTTTGAACCATCCAGATACGGATTACAGTCATCTTACACCAACAGATTATATAAGTTGTATAAAAGATTGTAATAAATGCGTAAAATCGCTCATAGAAAAAGTCCATTTCAATGCTAATAAACCAGAAAATATGAATATTTATTTGTCAAATATCAAGGGGAAATATCTCATGGTCTATAAAGATAATTCGTGGCAAATACAGGATAAAAAATTGCAGATAGATGACTTGTATGACTATAATGAATTTGTTTTGGAAAATTGGTATGATGAATACAAAGAGAAGTATCCAAGTATTATTGATTCTTTTCAAAAGTATTTACAGAACCGAGATGGTGATGAGGTATTGAACAACATCAAAGAAGAAATTCTTGTGATGTTATACAATAAAAGAAAGTCAATTGAGGGAATATAAATTTATTCAAAAATAATATTACATTAGAGTAAATGTTATGAAAATACCCAAACTATATTTCGCCACTTTGTTCAGCATCAAAAACAGTTATTATTATTCAATTACTAAGAATATAAATGGAATAGTTCAAATAAATGGTTCATATTCTGCACTTCAGTATGATAAAAATAGTGATCCTTTAAGATATGGAACAAAAGCGCGCAGAAAAATAAAATACTCTTACCATAAAAAAGGTCTTATTGAAGACCATCACTTGATTCCGAAAGAATTTCACGAACACTCCTTATTTGAAACTATTCATTTTGATGTTGGCTGTAGCAACAATATTTATGTTTTACCATCTATTTCTTACAGAGAAAGTATTTACAATAACAGTCCAAATAAAGATGAAATAATATATCATACAAGTCATCGTTTGTACAATAGTTTCATTAAAGAAAAACTGAATAATATTTACAAGGTTAAAAATGTTGATGAACAAAAATACGAATTCTTATTATTTCTGAATTATTTGAGAACATCATTTGATACCAACGACATTTATATCAAATCGTTGTTTTTAGATACATAACATAGTTGAAGTTTGATTTTATTTTTATCTTGCTCTTGATTCATAAAGACAAATAGTTGGAACAAATGACAACTGTAATTTTCTAGGTCTTGTAGAACCGTAATGTAAGTTGTTAGTTTGAGTGACGGCAAATAAACCATGTATTGATACTTTCCGTCATATTTCTCTAGTTTATCAAATACATATCCTTCATAATTTTGAGTAATATTGTTTTCCCTGTTGTGCAAATACTGCGCATATATTTTACACTTTGATTGAACCTTTCGAATGGTTCTTGATGAAATGTTAATGTATTCTAATTGTTCGGGACTCGTCCAGTGCCGATAAAATTTATCTGCTTTATGAAAATATTCACTGGTTGACAGTAATGATTTCAGCAACGCAATATTATTGATGATATCTACAATTCTTCTTATTGGCGAAGATGCTTGTAAATATAATGAGTTTGTTTCGTGGGTAGATTCACCATCATTTTGTAACAAACAATATCTTGAAGAATGTGTCTTGAAATTTGAAATATGAAACAAAATAGCTTTGGGTATCTTAGATTTTTCTATAGTTGTTGTAGTAGATTCTTCATCAAATTTCATTATCTTATCAGTATCCATTCCATGATAATGGCGATAAATTCCAATATTCTTGGAAAATAAATAATCTGCCAGATATTTGTTGAAATGAATCATTAAATGAGTAACAATGTCTTTTGAGTTGCGAATTTTCAGTATTTCTGATATTTTCTTGTAATATTTATTAGATTCATAGATATCCTTTTGGTCGTGAGAGTAATTCTTACTAATGTAGGCTACGTATAGTTTCAAATTTTGTCTTTTAATGCTATTGTCTTCATCAAAAAAAATTTCCAATGCATAACATAATCGTCTCTCTTTTTCATCCAAACTCAATAATGTTTCTGTGAGAACTGGCGGAATCATTGGTCGTTTCTTATCTGGAAGGTAAATCGTCGAAATGCGATCTGTAAATGAATCCCACAAATCCAAATATTCCATCACCAACGATACATTCGAAATATAAACAGTAATTTTGTGTTCCTTAAAGTTATAGGAAATTGCGTCATCATGATCGTTTGATATATTTGAATCAAGTGTAAATATAAACTCGTCTTTTTTTGTTATTTGTTCAATGTTGTACAAATTTTGAATATTTTGAATGATTTGCTCTGTTGTCTTGTTTTCCAGTCTTTTTCGTGCTATTTTTGTAAAAGGTTGTATTGAAACATTTAGAGACTTGCAATACAAAATATATTCATAATAATTGTTCACGTCTTCAATATTTCCAAAATTTTGTAACATTGAACCTCGTGGCATATTTTCATCCCATGATTCATATTTAAATGTAATGTAAATCTTTTTGACGGATTTATCAAAGCTGTAGGGAAGTTTGTATGGAACTAAAAAAAATGGTATCCGTTTGTCATCTGGTTTGCACAAATATAACAATTTGTCTTTGTATTTTCCGAAACTGATGTTTAGGGAAATCACGCCAGGAATATGTTTACAAGACCTAACATGAGAATGTATAATCTCTATTTTCCCTTCTTTGTAATCAAATGTATCATTTGAAAATAATTTTGATGTTTCTATAATTGAATTATTTTCAAACAAGGCTATTTTTTGAAATGTCTGTGTTTCTACAATTTCATAATCCTGATATATGTTATCGTTGCTGATAAACTTATACATATGATAATATATTATCAGATGTTTATATGGTTGATGTTAATTATTACAACACAACAAGTTAGAGAGGGTGGTTTTTACAATGTTTAAACGTGTGGTTCCTTGTGGATTAGTATTAATATTATCATTAATTTCTACCACTCCTCTTGGCTGCATCATTTCCGGGTTGTCGCCAGTTTTACTAATTTTATGAATGACCATTTCTACTATTTTATGAAAAACATGATCAACGCATTCCTTTGAACTGATTTCGAAAAATGGAATATTATAATAATTTGACAGTTTTACACCCTCTTCATAACTAACTTCTCTTTTCTCTTCTAAATCATTTTTGGTTCCTACCAAAATCAAAACTACATCTTCATTATTTTTTCTTACTTCATCCATCCAATATGATGAGTTATCAAAAGTATTTTTCTTTGTAATATCATAAGCAATGATACATCCACACACATTATGATAATAAGAACGAATGATTGAACGGAATCTTTCCTGTCCAGCAGTGTCCCATATTTGCAATTTTATTAAATCCGCAACATCTTGTTGTATATTTTTTATATATTTTGACACAAAATTAACACCAACGGTGCTTTGATTATCGTAATTGAAATTGCCGGTGTAATACTTATATAACATTGTTGTCTTTCCAACCCCACAGTCACCCAAAATAATTGACTTTAAAACAAAACATTTCATTAGACTATAAATACATATTATTTACCAATACATTATTTCATCGCACATGTCATCGAAATAATTTCCATTTTCATCCATAGAAAATACGTCATACAAACAAATACAAGGTATTCTAATTGCGTTTTCATATTTCAGCGTTTTATCAAATACATAGTTTGTTTGTTTGAGAAAAGTTTTTGAATTTTTCAATTGTAAATGGATTTCATTCCATCCATTTAAACATTTTTGTAAAATAATAGAATTCAATATAATGGATTCTTTTAATTGTCCTGGAATGTTATGCATTGCTATTGACATGTTGTTATCAATAGAAATGTATTTAAACGACTAATCAATTTTATTCATTGGAAAATAAAATTTTAACATTGTTTCTGTGTTAACTGATAATTTTTTGCTGAGTAATTAGTTCTTGCGCAATATAACCGAGAGCGCCAATCATTGCAAGACGACCATTTGACAATTCGATATTTGACATATTTTCATCAAATGGCACATATGTGTTGAGCATCCCCGGCTGAACATTATCTTTTAGTTCAAACAACCGTTCATTTGGAGACTTATATAGGGTCAACATACGAGCTAGTTCAAAAATTGACATGTACGCTAGTCCCAACATGTTGAACTCGCCATGATTCTTACTGAAATAGTTAATCGCCAAATCTTGTGAATCAGGTGTAAAATGATCAATTGCTGGCAACATGAGGCTAGCAATCATAGAGATGCGACCATGATGTAGCTCGGATTCTCGCAAATACTTCAGTGTAGATTCATCACTATTTTGAGTAATCTGCAAAGGATCAAAAAATCCAAGCGGCTCAATATCTCCGTTAAAAGTAAATGTGCTTGTTTTTGGTTTCAATGAAGTCATGGCTGTAAGCTTAAATCCATCAACACTTTTCATAGCCATTGCTGTAAGGCAAATGCTCATCACTTTAAGACTAGAGAATACCATGTTATAAACAAGTTATACTCTCTCTTGTCTAGATGTGTTTATATCCATTGCCTTATTTGACTTCTTGTCAACGTAAAGAAATATGTTAAAAAGTATTAAACCAAAAAGTCCGGTAAAAAACATTTTGCTTTTCATCAAAGAGTTTATGAAAATTTTATATTGATTGTTGTCTTTTTTGAAGAGTGATTTTGACAAATAAAAGACAAAACTAAAAAAATACATTATGATGGTCGTCTTTGATACAAGTGTCCAGCCACTCAAACGGTCCAATTTAACCAAATTATAAGACCAAACGCCTCGCAACGAATAATTGATAAAAATTGCACACAAGCATGTCAATATAAAGATAAAACAATGTGTTGTTTCTTCAAATGTATAATTATTAATATAGATTAACTCTCCAAATACCAAGAAAATAATCATAAAATGAGAAAAAAAATTATAATATGGCAATTGGTGTAAACTGAGACGTTGTTTTGGAAATAAAAAATAGAAATATAGCGCGCTAATGGTCATTGCTAGCGGGGCCACCATTTTGAAGTAAGCTTCTGACTTTTTGTTGATTAGAGCCAAGAAAAAATAAAAAAACAATAGAATAATGGTGTGATGTGTAATTTGAGAAAAATACCAACAAATCTTATCCACGACTGTATTATCGTGAATAACTTTATTGTAATATTTTCCTTCGTTTGGGAAAAAATCGGAAAAATTCTCCTTGCTATATAAAGCCGACATGAAACTCAATACAATTGAAGAAAAAAGAAATATTGTACTGACAAAGTAAAACGGCGTTCGTTCATTTATAAAGTTCTTCTTAACAACATTTTCAACATCTTCGCGAAAGTTTTTTAACAGCAATATATTTTTTGTATACATTTATTAGTTTTTTCTCTTGTTATTAAGTGTTTTTTTTGAAATGACACATAAACTTATTAATTAACGACGAATATGATATTTTTTCAATATAACAATTTTCTTTTTCTACATTTTTGATGTAAACCATCCAATTATTTGGAACATATACAATTGTTCCTTTATTAAATGCTAATTTATGGAAATGCTCATTGTTTTCAATATAATCTTGCAACTCTTTTTTGTTAGATTTGTCTGTTTCAAAGTTGTCTTTAAATCTTGGGTGAATCAAAAACAACTCTGCACTTCCATCTTTCGCAAAATAATAATTAACACTCTCTGTATTGGCATGAACTCCTAATCGCCCACCATTTTTGATGCCATACAATGAACTTTTAAAATCACACTTAATATATGGCTTCAACAACATGAGTTCGTTTCCCATCATACTATATTCCTTAATATTATTTTGTTTGTCTTTTTTTATGAGTTTATAGTTGCTGACATTTAATGGAGAAGTCAGATGGCTACCGTCAAAATAAAATGGCATTTTTAACATGATCTCACTGTTGATATTCTGACGAGTCAGTTCTTTATCATATTCATAAATCTTATTATTTTTATTGATCTTGCATTCAACATAAAAAAAGAAATATGCCGTAAAAATAAAAAATATAATGAATATCTCAATTATCATAATTAATTTAGTAAAATATTTAACTATCTATATTTGAATGTATTTAAGGTTCAATAATTTCATTCTCATAATTTTCTAGTTCTTCTTCTACATTCTTTGGAGCGGCTTCTTCAAATTCTGAATAGTCAAATTCACCATCATCATCTACTTTGGGTGCAATGAAGAATTTCACTTCCAAAAGGTCCTTTTCATCTTCTTCGTTCGGAAATATTTTTAGAGTAAACGGCGAATCTTCGCTTACATTTACGTTGATCTTTTTGAACACAGAATACAATTTTGAAACAAGTGTTGTATACTTTAATGGAACTTTACAGACTAAGCGTAGTTCTTCTTCTACAATAAGGTCGTCCAATAAATCGTCTGTTATTTTCAACATGTATTTACCTTCATCACCTTGAGAACGCATATAAATCGCGTCATTACAATGGATAAGTTCTAGTGTATCACCAAATGCTTGAAGTTCATTGAAATATTGGTCAAGTTTTCTTGCCTGAATAGTAAATTCCAGACTGTGTTCAATGTCCTGTGACTCCATCAAATCACTATCCAAATCAATCAAGTTTACTTGAAATGATTTTTCGGTTTTGTCTTTTTGTTTGAATGATACATTCAAATATTCGTCATTTGTTTCGAATGTAACAATACTATCTAAAGTGTGTAATCCCATGATAGTCGTAAGTATTTTAGAATTAAACGAAATAACTTCATTTTCACTTTCATATTGCGAAAACCATTCTTTTTTAATCTTTATTTCAAGCAAACTCACATGCGAATCATCCATAATTTGAATAAATAATTCATCTTCTTTACAGTACATTTTACAAAAATTGTTCAAACCTTTTACAACCTTGAACAATTCAATAAGAGTCGCAACCTTCTTGTTCTTTTCTAGAGTAAACAACATTGTGGTTGATTTGTATTGTTATTATAATGGAACGAATTTTAAATCAATTTTATTTCAATTGAATTTAAAAAATTAAAAATTCAGTTTTGTAGACTGTTCGCCCTCTTCGTCAGCGAGCTCTTCTTGTTCTTCAACAGGCTCTTCTTCTTCTTCCTCGAGAGGTTCTTCAACATGCTCTTCTTCCTCGTGAGGTTCTTCAACAGGCTCTTCTTCCTCGTGAGCTTCGTCAGCATATTCTTCTTCAACTGGTTCTTCCTCGATAGGTTCTTCTTCGTCTCCTTCAACAGCGTTTTCTTCCTCAACCACACTTTCAATTACATTTTCACTAGTAACATTATTATTTATACCTTCTAATATATCAACAAGTGTGTTATTTTGTATATTCTGTGCCTCCTTACTTTGCTCAACCTCATAATTGATTTTAGTCAAAATTGTAGAAACTGTATTAATATGTTCAATAATCTGCTCGCGCTGCTTATCTTGGTTGTCTTGTTCTTTCTTTTCATATTTATTTAATCTCTTTTTCACTTCAACTAATTGCAAGTTAGTTTCCATAGAAAATGTCTGGACCTTTAATGTGTGTTTTTTTATTTCTTCTAAACTATTATCGATCGCAACAATTTTATTTTTGTAGTATTCTAAATTACTATCATCCACTTTTGAATCATTCATACTATCTTCAATCAGTTTTTTCATATCTTTTTCTTGTTGTTCAATTTTAGTATTCAAACTTTCAATGACGGTTTGTAAATTTTCTATAATTTTGTTGTGAGAAAGCAACATCATTGCTGGACTCATTTTTGGCTTTGCTTGAGTAGCACTTTCTTCCCGAATTGAGGTCATATTATTGTTTGATACTGAAGATAAACTTGTTGGAGCACTTGTGGACGAACTTGCCGGCGGCTCGGCTCTTCTACGCCTTGCTGAAGCTAAAGCACGTGAACCAGACATAATATTTATTTATTATATTTTTTGTTTAAATGATATTTTCAAAATATCTCTTTTGCTCAAACATCAAGCACTCATTTTCATTTTAATCTTTTCATGATATTTATAATCAGTGATAACAAAGTCATCTAATTCATAATCATCAATATTTTCCCGAACCTCTTTAATGTTCAATTTGGGAAACTCAAATGGTGTTCGCTTAATTTGTTCTTTCAAACTATCAACATGTTCTTCATATATATGTGTATTACCCAAATAATAAATAAATTCGTAAGGTTCTAAACCACAATGTTTTGCAATCAAACATGTTAGCGCGGAATAGGAGAAAATATTGAATGGAACACCTAAACCAACGTCTCCACTTCGTTGGTATAGTGTGCAAGATAACTTGTTTTTTCTAGTAACATGAAATTGAAATAACACATGACAAGGTGGAAGCGCCATTTCATCTAATTGGCATGGATTCCATGCACTTATAACATGACGCCTTGAAAATCTTTTCTCGGGATCCTTCAGTTCATTAATGACAGATTGTAACTGATCTATTCCTTGTCCACTATAGTTTTCATGACAGTCCTTATATTCGGCATTGAAGAATCTCCATTGATGTCCGTAAACCGGACCTAGGTCACCTTGTTCATAATCTAGATTCCTTGATTTCAAAAAATCTTTACTCGCATTTGCGTCCCATATATGAACACCTTGTTGGGTCAATAACTCGTTATTTGTATTTCCGCGAATAAACCATAATAGTTCTTTAAGACATGTTTTGACAGCGACCTTTTTAGTAGTAAGTATAGGAATAGTGTTATTTTCTAGTGAAAAATACATAGCGCTTCCAATATTACAATATGTATTTCCGTTTCTTCCTGTTTCAAGGTTACCTTCTTGCAACAACTCCTCTATCAAGTTTAAGTATTGTTTTTCGGGATGAATATTCTGTTGTTGTATTATGTTTTTCAACATTTTTGAATCAAGCTGTTTCTAACAATTACTACAAGAATGTTTTTAAATATATTTTTATTCTCTGCTTATATTAATTATGAGTGAATACGACGACGAATCCAATGATTATGAAAGTAAAATGAGTGAACAAATTGGTGGTAGCGACAACAGCAAATCGTTCATAGACTACATTACATCTTTCTCTGCAACAGAAAAGGCTCAAGTTATGAATCTTGTTCAATATTGTGGAATTGCTGTTTTACCGCTACTTGCTGTGTTAAAATTTATGAAGATTTACATGCCTATTAGCAATCCACTCAAACCAACTAGCGAACTTGTCTTTGAGGTAATTGTCCAATTATTGGTTATATTGGTTTCGTTCTTTTTCATACACAAGTTGGTTTTATATTTTCCTACATATTCAGAAGTAAAATACGAGAACTTTAGCCTTCTTTCCGGCATGCTTCCACTTCTTTTCTTAATGTTTACACTAGATACAAAGATTAGCGAGAAGCTGAATGTTTTATTTGATCGCTTACTATCAATGATTGGTTTAACAAAAGAACCATTTGACGAAGAACAAGGTGAAGGCGAAGAAAAAGACAAAAAGCCCAAAAATGTAAACGGTGCAGGTCAGTCTCATAATATGCAACCGACTATGCAACCATCACAAATGCAGACAACTTCTATTGAAGAACTATCCGGTCTATCGTCCATGTCTGGAGGTGGTTTGCAGGGGAGCGGTATAGAAACATTTGATTCCGGACCATACCCGGCAAATATGTTTTAACTTATTGAAAAAATAGTTTATATATAACTAAACTTTATAGTTATATATGAATGAAGAGAGCGTTCAAAATACAAATGACAGTATTGATCATACAATGGAACAGATTGTCCAAGAACTAGACAGCAAAAATCTACTACATTTAAATAGTAGTAAAATTAAGGAAATGAAAAATAACGTCCTACAAAAATTATATTTATCAAGAGAAGAGTTGCTAAAATATCATAAAGTTCTAAAAAATTACAGATATGTGGACGAAATGGATGAAATCAAAATTGGTTCATATATAAGATGGTTTAATTTAAAAAAAATTGAGAATCTGAAATTGACAAATGGCGGCATTTTAATAGACGTACAACCAGGAATCGATGATATCAACCTCATATGTAAAAACAACCGAAATCGTCTTTTCACACTTGGTCTGAACAAATCAATTGTCTTTCAGAAAATCAACTATCAAGAAGAACTCTTGATCAAAATTGTGGACTATATTCAAAAGTGATAATGAAAGAAAACATTTCTCGTTTGTTTCATGTCAAAACATTTTTTATGGTTTATATACATTTTTGATGTATTGCAGTGTATGCATTTGTTATTGGGAGATATCATCTTTTTCCTATGTAATATAGATAAAAAATGTTTGTAGTTGTTATTTATATCACAATTGGTTTTACACAATGTCTTTAGCATCAACTTGAGTGCTTTTTTTTTAATTTTATGTATTGTTTTCGGAATAGATTGATTGTGATATTTAAGGAATTCTTTGTTCTCCCGTATAGTCAAATTTTTAGACATGCTTAAATTATCCTTAATATATAAGTATAAAATTTTATTATGAAAAAATCAATTATAATAGATTTTGATAATACCATAGGGTATTTTTCACAGGTCATCTATATGATCAATATCATAGAAAAAACATATTCTCGTAAAATGAATCAAAACGACATAAATATCTTATTGAAAATATATAAAAATTCATTTCGCCCCAGAATATTTGAAATACTTAAATTTATACATGACTTGAAAGAAAAAAACATCATTCATTCTCTTATTTTGTATACAAAGAACAAAAATAGAGGGTTTGTAAAAATGGTTTTGTTTTTTATTGAAGAGTATATTTTACAGAAAAAAGACAAAAATCGCAATACATCCATATTTGATCATGTTGTGTTTTCAGAAACAAGAACAAAAAAATTACAACCTTTATTGAACTACAAAAGTATATATTATGAAAATGAAGATTCAAACCTATGTTTTATAGATAATGAACATTATGATTACAAAGAAGAAAACATTTCAAATATTACACTTTTTTTCATTGAATGCGACAACTACAAATATTATTACACTCCGGAAGAAATTGTACAAAACATGGATTATAAAAATTACGGAAAACTCAGCAAGAAATTGATCTATAAATATTTGAAAAGTATTTACAGAAACAAAAAGGTCTTGGCAAACGTCCCGTTTAAAATACACGAATTAAATTCACTTTATATTTTTAACTTATTAAATAATTTTTGTTTCCTTACCAAATAGAAGTAAGTTTATTTTTTATTTTGGTAGATATCTAGAGTTCTAGCACTAGCATCTGTAACATTTCTGATAAATTTTGGCATCCAAAAATATGGTATTAGTTCATCACATTTGTTATAATATTTGTTGAATATTGTTCTATAATATTGTTTCTCACAAGTATCGGGTTCATTGTGGTTGTAAATTTCTTGTCTTGAAGTATTCGCAATAATTTCATTTTCTTGTATTATTTGATACCATGCTTTCTTTTTACTACTCACCCCATCACTAAAAGCCTCCTTTTTCCTCCACAACACCTCTTTTGGAAGTAGCTCCGGATAGTATATTTCAAACGATTTGCGAATTAAATATTTTTCACAATCGCCATATTGATTGTGATTACGATATTCAATTGGAATACTAATGTAAAACTTTGTAAATTCTTTGTCCAAAAAAGGGGTTCTAGGTTCCAATCCGTGACTTGAAATTGATTTATCAGAACGTAAAACATCAAACTTACTTATATCTGATAACAATCGCAATGTTTCATTATGAAATTCGTCATTGTCGGGAGCACAATGAAAATACATATAACCACCCATAAGTTCATCTGCACCATCTCCATTAAATATGACCTTTGCTTCACTATTTTGTTTTATGTATTTCGCTACATTCCAATTTCCCACGCTAGCGCGAACAGTGGTCGTGTCATAACTTTCTATATCATAAATAACATTTTCAATTGAGTCAATAAAATCCTTTTCTGATACCAAAATGGTTGTGTGATTGCTTTGAATGTGTTCTCCAACCATTTTTGAATATTTTAAATCTACGCCCCCCTCCAATCCAATGCTGTATGTTTCTAATTTTAAACCAGTTTTTTTGTAATATTCTTGACAAACAAGTGCTGAAATAAGGCTACTATCAAGACCACCAGATAAAAGGGAAGCAACTTGTCGTTCGCAATTATCGACGCGTTTTCTCACGGCTTCCTTTAATCCCTTTACAATATGAAACATGTAATATTCAACTGGTTTTTGATATTCGTTCATGTATGATATATTGAAAAAATAACGTTCTTGAAGCACTCGTGTATATTTGTTAAGTTTGTGTTCATAAATGCAATATGTTCCAGGTTCATACTGATTCATGCGTGAAATTTGTTCATCAAACATTAGCGGCATTAAATCAGATGCAAACCCAATATTTCCACTCTCGTAATGACAAATATACAATGGGCGAACGCCATATGGATCGCGACCGATTATAAGAATATTTTTAGAAGAATCATAAATCATAAACGAAAATACACCATCAAGCAAATTCACAAAAGTTGGTCCAACTATTTCATATAATAAAACAATGACTTCGCAATCACTATTTGTCTTTACATTCAATCTAAATTGCTGAATTAACTCTTTGTAGTTATATATTTCTCCATTGCACATCATCATACAAGTGTCCGTTTTAATTGGTTGATTTGATATCTCATTTAATCCGTTGATGCAAAGACGATGAAATCCCCAAATAATCTGTGAATTTATATTTTTGATAGACGAGTATTCTGGACCTCGTTTTTCACCAAACTTAAAGTGATGTTTTATTTTATATTTGTCTTTTGTATCACTTTCTATATTATAAGATTCTTTTAAAAGAAGTCCAAAAATTCCACACATTTCCGTTTCTTAATAATAATATTTTGCATGTATTTAATTTATTTTACTATATTATAAATGAGTAAAAGACACTTGTGTAATTACGATTATGATAATGAATTAAACATAAAAATAAACAACAGACATTTTCCATCCAATGTTCTCCAGCCTAATTTTGATCCACGCCCACTTTCAACAAAATATTCTCTTGCCGATTTTCCATTAGTGAATAATTATGTTTCCGAAGATTCTGAAAAACTTTTGTCTTATGATAGATACGACACTCGTGAAACATTTTATCCTGGAAATGCAAGGGCACCAGTGAGCCATTTTTTAGATAAGATTGATACAGATTCTCTTTTGAAGAACCAGGTTCGTCCTCTTACAAAATCAGATGGACCAAACTACACACCAAATCAAACATCAGATCTTTATTTGGAAAAAAAATACCAAGATAACAGACTTCCAAATATATATTCACTTCCATATGAAGTAAAAGGTACTAATAATAAGAAATGCAACTTAGCACCAAACACTTTTTTCAATCATACAAGATACAATGTGAAAAACTTGTAATAATTTTTAATATTGAGATATATTAGTTTATGGAAAACTTTCTTTCTAAGACATTGAAAAATAAAAAAAACAAGAAAAAATTCACTTCATTGAAGTGTCATCCTAAAAATAAAAGTTTCAAAAAATCAAGCTGTTTAGATTTAGATACGTTAGTAATGTTGAAACAATTTTGGAACAAGAGACATCCCGATCATCAGATAAGAACAAGAAAAAAAGAGAATATATGGAATGAAATAAAGAAAAAAATGTCCGACAGTTGCAATCATGAAATGTGTTGGATTGACAGTGTTATTCCAAGTAATGCAAAAAAAGAAAAACTTAAAAACGAACTATTTGTTCCAAAAATGCCGGACTCTTGGAAAGCGAACCCAACAGAATGGTTGTCTAGTATTGAGATATCAGATGTTCTCAAACAATACGAAGAAAAATATGATGATTTTGTCTTTTTAGGTCCATCTCCAATTGATTTTGATAGTGCGAATATTGTTGATACAAATAACAGAGACATGTGTGTTTGGCCAGAATTGTGCAATTTTGATTTAAAAAAACATATGTCAAACAATGTGAAAAAAGTTGGCATGGTATTCAATTTGGACAAGCATTATCAAGATGGCTCGCACTGGGTATCCATGTTTTTAGATATTCCATCCAAAAAGTTGTTTTATTTTGACTCTGCTGGAAGTGGACCGCCCAAAGAAATCAAGAATCTCTGCGAAAAAATAAAAGCCCAGGCAAAAAGAATGAATATTACTTTAAATATTGACGATAACAAAGATATTCAACACCAGATCCACAATACTGAGTGCGGGATGTATTCCCTATATTTTATTATTTCATTGCTGACAAAAAAACATAATATTGATTATTTTAAAAAAAAGATTATACGTGATAATTTAGTTAAACAATTCAGAACTATTTATTTCAATAAAATATAATGAACAAAGATTCGTATGATAATTTCATGACGTCGTTTAAAAAAAACATGTGGGATTTGTGCAATAAAGAAAATATATTTACAAATTTAGATAGTTCTGAATTTGAAAGAGTCAAATCAATCTTTGAAACAAACATCGAAAATTTTAAAACTCATATTTTACAAACAAATGGAGATAATTCTATAAGAACTATAATTATTGCAAACATCAAAAAAGATATACAAAATAGCAGACAAAATGTTGAAACACGAGAAGATATCTCAAACAAGAGAAAAGAGAAGTTCGATGACGAATTTCAAAAAAAACAAACTGAATTCAATTCACTCCTGAATCATAAGAAACCCAAAGAACTTGATTTTAGCGATAACACCCAAGATAGTCCTCTTGAAGCGGATAATTTAGAAGCACTTATTCAAGAACAATTAAAAGATCGTGAGCTACATATGCCAACACCTTCTGATGAGTCAAATACTGTTGTTTCCGATAATCAGTTCACAGAAACAAAAAATAATAGTGAAATAATATTACAACAAAGTAATTCACACGCCATTGAATCAACGTCATTGGAATTATTGATCAAAGAAAATGAAAGCCTGACAAGTGAAATTTCAAAATTAAGGCAACAGATTAACTCTCAAAATGACGCCATCCATAAGATTTTATCATCTCAAATACTAATATTGAAAAAATTAAAATAATTTATTATACTATATAAAAATGAATAAATTAAAGACAAACGCCAGAATATTACTGATTCTTATAATATCCGCATTTATTGTAATCCCTATTACCGCTGTTTTGATAGGTAAATTGTTCGGAGTTCAAGAAAATATGGAAGATTATGATATGACCGGAAAGAATGTAAAGATGGATGTAGCGAAAATAATAAGACCATCAGATGGAGAAACATATTTTGGTTATTGTCTTGGCGGAGATATTAAATGCAAGAGTGATGAGTATACTCTTGTTGAGGTGAGAAAATACACGGATAAAAACGGTAAAGAACATCAAATTTACAAGGCAACGTGCGAATGTCCCGAAGATGATAAAATAACAGATGATGAAGGAAATCGGATTTGTCCTCAAACCGCAGATGCTCTAGTGAAATGTGATGGTAGAAAGGTAAAAAAAATAGTAGAAGATGCAGATATTTCCCAAGAATATGATAACCTAACAAATTTAATTACTATGAGTGATAAGAGTCCTGACAAATTTTTACCGTGGGATATAGCAACAAATGGATACGTATATTTATACAATGGAGAAAATGAGATAGATGCTTCTTTTTCTGCTTGTCACCTATACGGAGACTGTCCAGATGAAGAAAACGAAAAAGATGAAGATAAAAAAAAATCTAAAAAGTCCAAAATGAAATGTATCGCAGATAATGGCGCCAAGCCAGGAGATCCACTTTGCTGCGGACAGGACGGTGTTTTACAAGATACAAAATACAATTGCCCATCTGAATATCCTCATTGCATTGGATATAAGTGCGGAGAAACATGGGGAAAATGTTCAAAAACGCAGGAATAAATGATAAGTTTACCGACCTTTTGAGTTGTGTATTACACGAATATATTCATCGTAATCTATAATGTCACTGGTTACTACTTCAGACATACAATTTGCCGTTTTTTCACACATTTTTTGAATGCATGTCATATTTTTACCATTAACATTTTGTAGTTCATTCGTTTTCTCTTGAATAAAATTTACAGCAGAAGACAACCTTTCTTTGTCAATAATATCAATCAATAAATAATTGTTTTTGTCAAATATAAAACATTTCACAATTTGAACAGTATTTATGAATGATTTTAAATATATATTTGTTAATTTATCATCATATATTGTATTACTTTTTAGATTTAATTTACATTTCCACCTATTGTATTGATTGTTGTATTTGAAAATAATCTGAATCATATTAGATTCATCTACATCTACTATTTTAGCATTATACATGCTACCATTAAAATTCAAAATGGTTGTATTTTGAAGAGTTTGTTCTTCAAGTGAATCAGAACGGCTGCGTTTAACATCATCGATACTTACATCCGGATGGATTAAGTTTATTCGTTTTCTAGATTTTGGTGAAAATTGAAAATATGATGATTTACTCATATAATTTTAATTCTTTATAACTCTTAAATAGATTTAAAATTATATATTAGGTATTAAATCAAGCAATTAAGTATCTAGTTTCAAAAGATAATTGTCGTTTTTCATTTTTTCAAGTAATCCCAAACGCGTTTTGTCTTTTAAATCAAATGCAACTGGTGGAGTTTGTGTAAAATCAACCCCAACCTTCTTTTTCATTCCACCCTTTCCGTCAACTTTTACATATTTTGTCTTCAACACTACAGACTTTTCTTTTTTATCAATATATTCACCTCGTTCATTGTCAGCATTTGTCAGATCTTTTGGTTTTTGAACTTTAACGTTTTCATATGGGTCATCTTTATATTGTAAATTCGTCTGCAATGTTTTGTGCGGATTGATGCCCGTCTTAGGAAGAGGAAATGTCAAACATTTCTCTTTTTCTTCGTGATTGAACACGCAATCAATGGATGCTTCTTTCATAGCTGTCAAAAAGTGTTGCATTAATTTCTTTTTACGCTTCATTATTCTCAACAGTTTTTCATCCGTTGTAATAACGCTACCATCATCATCAGTATCCACATTAATAAGTTGAGTATACAAAGTTTCCTTTTCTTTCAAAAGTTTTTTATTATATGAAAGTAAATACATAAATACGGTAACATTTTGTTGTTCTTCTGGTAGGTCTTTGTGACTACAGATGCGCTTAGCGCGACCGATTACTTGGTCAATACGGACAGGATGCCAATACGGTTCGGTAATGTGGACATAACGGACATTTTTCAAATCAATGCCTTCTGCTCCCGAAGAAGAAATCATTAACAAGTTTATTACTTCTCCATACATATTTGTCATATCATCGGCAACATTATTGAAAAAATATTTTCTAATGTCTTTTCGTATATTTGCGGGAACCTTTTTGAAATTCCCATTATAAATGTTTCTAATGATTTCCTTTTCTTCTTCTCCTTCTTTTCCTGTATACAGAGCGTAGAATTTCCGCCCCTTCAAAGTAGTAAACTGATTGTCTGGGGTTTCTTCTTCAGGACCTGATTCAAAACTGCTATTATAGTAAAAGACATTGCCTATGTCCAGGTTGTATTCAACATTACCCATGTCATCGTTAGATTTGACAATTTTAAATTCACTATATCCATAATATTCCAGTAATATTTTGAAAATACCAATACCTTCCAATGTTCTGAAATTGCTATACATTAATTGCAATCCATTATTTTCTGTGTTCAAAATATTCTTCAACATTTTGTAAAATTTAGGACTGTATAAAGTCAATTCATTTTCTTGATTAAATTCATAATCAGGGTCTTTCTCTATTTTCATTTTTTGGGTAGTAATAAGTTTTTCAATGTCACTGTCAAAATATTTATAAGCATTATTGGTCAATTCGCTCAAAAGAAATTCAACCTTTTCGGCAAATTCTGCGCGACGTTTCTTATTTATTTTTACACCATAATCTTCAACATCTTGTGTATCATATTTACCATCATTCATTGTTAACATTTCTTGAGTTGTCAAAATCTCTAATTGATCTTCTTCCAAATCTTCTATCTTATCAACTCCCATTACTGGACGGTTTAATTTAGCTTCTACTTCAGAGATCTCATCTTTTTCGTTGGGACCACCTGAAGAAAAACGATCAATCTTCGATGGAAACACAAAATTACAAGCAGCTCTTGAAAATATTTTATATGAACTAGTTTGACCATCTTTGTCATTATTTTTTTTCTTTTCCTTTCTCATTTTAGTGTCTAGTGCCCGTTCAATTGCGCGAGCAATATCATAGTGCTTCATTACATTTTCAGTCATTTCAACGGTTTCAATAAATATATCATCTTCATTACCAGACGGAACTATTGTAGGCATTAACTCTTTTTTGTCTCCTACATAAGAAACTAGCCCAGCAATTTTAGTTTGAAAATATTGTTTATTTTTTAATCCATTTCCATTTCTATCGATAAATATGTTATCAAATGACTCTTTTGTGTCAGGAAACTTTTTTTGGCATTGTATTATTTCATTTTTTGGATCATCTAATCCAAGAATTTGATATCCTGCTTCTTGAAGAAGATCTACAACTTGATCCTTGAATTCTTTTATACTTGTCTTTTCCCCAGAAGAATATTTTATTTTACCAGATTGTTCATTCACAAATCCGTAAGGATTCCTCATTATTTTCAAAGTATTTGTATTTTCCAAATATGTGATATAATCAATGTTTTCTAATTTACTAAGAGCCTTTTTGAACTCTCGAACGTTAATCATTTTTTTGTTGTCATGAACACACCTCATTTGTATAATTTGATTGCAACCACTGACTAAATTGAAGAGAACACCCAACTCATTTGGATAATTGATAAGTGGAGTTCCTGTCAACATAACAACATTACAATTATCTGCTGTAATAATTTTCTTGTAAATTTCAACAGAAACCGAACTTCCCTTTACATTCAGTTTATTAACTATCCGGGAAACGAAATTATGAGCCTCATCTACAACAATAACACTATTATCAAACGGATTGTAATTTTCATCTGTGTTATATTTAGTATTCCATGCGTCCATCGTAATACCGTTGTAACTGATAAAATGAAATCGTGCTTTTGTCATTTCGTTTATTTGTTCACTCAATGCCTTTTTGTTTATTTTTACAAAATCGTTCTCACCTTTTGGAGTTTTTCTTTGTAAATATATACCATTCTTCTTTTCAAGATACTTTTTTATTGGTAGTTTCGTGAGTCTATGAACTTCCTTTATGAATTCACCCCTCGTCCCATCTGTTGGATATTTAACATATTCCCAGTTTTCATCTTCTTGGAAAAATGTGCTGCCGCAAAACTTTAACTGAGAAATATAATTTTTTCTCAAGGATGCCGGCGTCAAAATAAATATTTTTCGCTTTGTTGTTTTCATTGCCTCAATTACACCTATAGAGGTGCATGTTTTACCAGAACCAAGACCATGATACAATACTAATCCTCTATATGGACTGTATGAATTTAAATATTGTTTTACCAATTCCTGGTGTATTAGTGGATCAAAACCAGTTGCTTTTGTAGTATCATCGCATGAACTTTCTTCTCCAATTTGCTTTCCGGAAATATTCAAATATTCTGTTAATTTGTCACGTATTTCACTAACAAACGACATTTTATTGTTTAGTACATACGATTGTGGTAGTGGTACTTTAAATATGGTTTCATCTTCGACATATTGTTTGTAATTATTGACAAATTCAAAAGCACTTTCGTGATTATTATTCGCCAAATCGTCAATATTTTGTATAATTTTCTTGGGCTTTACTTCTGCGGCTTTCTTTGTTGATTTTACATCTGTTAATGTTTTTTTCTTATCTAAAATGTCGGTAGAAATACTCATTTTTTGTTTCTTCTTGATTGACTTGATTTCAGCTTCATCCATTTGTGTTAAAATAATACTTTCTTCGGTTTTTTTGGCATAACTCAAGTATTTGAAGTTATGTAGATTAATATTCTTTTGAAGCAACGTCAAAAATTGAAGGAGTTTTTCATTGTTATTTTCTGTAAAGTCTCTTTTTATTTCAATTGCAACATTCAATAAATCTTTTTTCTTTGTTGATGGTTTTTTTACCTGTTTTAAGAACTCCATCTATTATTAATATATATAAATATTATTCATATACTTGTATCAATTCAATTGCCTTTTGACAAGCAATCTGTTCAGCCTTCTTCTTAATCTTATGAGATGCTTTGCTGAAAAAAATCAAATTAAAACCTTCATTTTTTATGTTTTGAAATGTTTTTATTTTCTTAAAATCGACAGCTTGTTCAATATTAGCATTATGAATGTTTACTTCCCCCAAACATAAGTAAACCCCCATTGTGTATTTTTGCTCATCATCTATATTTAAGACATAATATTCAGGTGTAGTTTTGAACTCTTTTTGTATCATAACTTGAAAAATGTTCTTGTAATTATTGTCGTTTTCCAATAGTTCATTCCAATCTACTAATTGTTCAAATATTGATTCAATGAATATTTGACAAACTTGGAAACCTACGCCGCAATTTAAATAATTATTCAAGTATCCGTTATTATCTGACAAGATCATATTGTTTGCGTCTAAAAAAAGAGCACCTAAAAAAGCCTCGAAAAGACAACCTAATTTTTTGTAATTGAATCTTGTCTTTTTTTCTTCCGCGTTTTTAGATATCAAATAGTAATCATTAAGACCCATTTTATACGCCAAGCATCCAATATGGTCATTCTTTACCAGAGCTATTTTTTTCTCTGTCATGAATCCCTCATCTTGCTCCGGAAAACGTTTGTATAGATAAAATTTTGTCACATTTTCTAGAATACCATCTCCTAAAAATTCTAATCTTTCATTTGAATGTGAACATAAATCAATGCAGCTGGGTGGTTTTATTGCCAGTGTCATATCCTCATTCATCTTTGTTGGTCTTACATATGATTTATGAACAAACGCTCTTTTGAAAATTTCAAAATTTTGAACATTATAATATACGTTATAATTGTTCAAAATGCGTTGTAAAGAATCATATGTAAGTTCTTTATTCTTATCATTAAACGGGTTATAAATCAATTCTTCTGAGTCGGTCTTCATTTATTTTGCTTGTATTAATAATTTTAAATATATTTACTATATAATTAATATATAGTATGAGTTCTTATATTCAATTATATGAAATTGAGGGTGGTCAAGCACTTGCAAATAAAGTCACTACAATCGAAAATCTCTTGAATAATGGAAATTTTACAGTAAGTGAAATGAATGCCAAGCAGGGTGTTATTCAGAATAATTTGATGGTTGGTTATACAGATAATAACGATTTATGCGACAATTTGATAATGGAAGTTTCTGGCAACACTTTATTTCATAGTCAAGTTCAAATACTTGGTAATACTATTTTTGGTAAAGAAACTACAAACGCCGAAGAAGTTTCAAATAATGACACAAACTTGCTTGTTTATGGTGATCTGAAAATTATGGATGGGGGTAACCTTATAATTGAAGATGTGTGCAACACAACAATAACAGATCTACGCACAGAAGTAAAAATAACTGACTCGTTAGATATTTCAAATGATGGTACAAGTGTCGCAATGACCGTTAGGCAGATAGATACCGTTGTCCAAGATATTGCACATTTTATAGATAGTGATGATGTTGTTTTTACAATAGGATCAGGTGGAAAAACTTTCATTGGTGGTGACGTTTCTATGGATTCTTCGTTGGAAATTTCTAGTAATCTATTCGTCCATAATGAAGTGTTTGTTGACAATGACGCGTCATTCGGTAGTCATTTACAAGTGGTTGGTGATGTTTCCATGGAATCTACATTAGAGATTTCCAATAATTTGATTATTCACAATGAAATGCTTGTAGATAAGGACGCATCATTTGGCAGCCATGTACAGGTGGTAGGCGATGTTTCGATGGAATCTTCGCTTGAGATTTCTAACAATTTAATTGTTCACAATGAAATGCTTGTGGATAAGGACGCGTCATTTGGTAGTCATTTACAAGTGGTTGGTGATGTTTCCATGGAATCTTCGCTTGAGATTTCTAACAATTTAATTGTTCACAATGAAATGCTTGTGGATAAGGACGCGTCATTTGGTAGCCATGTTCAGATAGTTGGCGATGTTTCGATGGAATCTTCACTTGAGATTTCCAATAATTTGATTGTCCATAATCAAGTATTTGTAGATCAAGACGCATCATTTGGCAGCCATGTTCAGATAGTGGGCGATGTTTCCATGGAATCTTCGCTTGAAATTTCTAACAATTTAATTGTCCATACGAATCTATTGGTGGACAGTGATGTATCATTCGGTAGACATTTACAAGTGGTAGGCGATGTTTCGATGGAATCTTCACTTGAGATTTCCAATAATTTGATTGTTCACAATGAAATGCTTGTAGATAAGGATGTGTCATTTGGTAGCCATGTTCAGATAGTTGGCGATGTTTCCATGGAGTCTTCGCTTGAGATTTCCAATAATTTGATTGTCCACAATGAAATGCTTGTAGATCAAGACGCATCATTTGGTAGCCATGTTCAGATAGTGGGTGATGTTACCATGGAGTCTTCGCTTGAGATTTCCAATAATTTGATTGTCCATAATCAAGTGTTTGTAGATCAAGACGCATCATTTGGTAGCCATGTTCAGATAGTGGGCGATGTTTCCATGGAGTCTTCGCTTGAGATTTCCAACAATTTAATTGTCCATAATCAAGTATTTGTAGATAAGGATGTGTCATTTGGTAGTCATTTACAGGTGGTCGGTGATGTTTCCACGGAGTCTTCGCTTGAGATTTCCAACAATTTAATTGTCCACAATGAAATGCTTGTAGATAAGGATGTGTCATTTGGTAGTCATTTACAAGTTGTTGGTGATGTTTCCATGGAGTCTTCACTAGAAATTTCTAACAACCTGGTTGTCCATAATCAAGTATTTGTAGATAAGGATGTGTCATTTGGTAGTCATTTACAAGTGGTAGGCGATGTTTCGTTGGAATCTTCGCTTGAGATTTCCAATAATCTACTTGTTCATACAAATCTATTGGTACACGATGATGTCTCATTTGGCGGTGATTTACAAGTGGTTGGTCATGTTTCCATGAAATCTTCGCTTGAGATTTCCAATAATTTACTGGTCCACAACGAAGTATTTGTGGAAGGAGACGCATCATTCAGTAGCCATTTACAAGTGGTTGGTGATGTTTCCATGGAATCTTCGCTTGAGATTTCCAACAATTTACTCGTTCATACAAATCTACAGGTAGATGGTGATGTTTCTTTTGGAAGTCATTTACAAGTGGTTGGTGATGTTTCCATGGAATCTTCGTTGGAGATTTCCAACAATTTACTCGTTCATACAAATCTACAGGTAGATGGTGATGTTTCTTTTGGAAGTCATTTACAAGTGGTTGGTGATGTTTCCATGGAATCTTCGTTGGAGATTTCCAACAATTTAC